TGTGGTTGTCTTTGATAAACTTCGTTATCTCTGTTTGCCAACCAAAAATAAACAGATGGAATTATCACACCTGCTGTAATTGTTGCTATTGCTCTTCCCGGTCTTTGAGTAAAACCATCATATATTTTTACATAACCTTGAACTCTTGCATTGTAAAAAGCAGATACTGCATTTATACCCTTCATGTATGCACCCATTTTTGCATAATCTATTGTAATATCTCTTGATTCAAAACCTGCTCTTTCTAATTGTTCTCTACCTTTTAATCCTTCTTTACCTGCTTTTTTATAGGCTTTTTGAAATTCACCTAATCTTGTTATGTTTTCACCAATCTCTGATAATGTTCTTAATATTTCTATTGGATTAAAAATTTTATTTCTTATTTGTTGTCCATTTAACATTTCAAATGCACCTTTATCTCTAACCATTCTATCTAGTGAAACTAAAGTAGATTGCATACCACCTGACTTCTCCCAATCTTGCATCATTTTCTTTGCCTTTTTACTCATACCTGTTTTACCAAGAAACATTGTTAAAGCTCCCTCAAAAGAACTCCATATAGGTACAAATCCACTTTTACTAAATACAGGTGCAAGAACTGTATCTCTTGCGATGTTTGAAAAAACAAAGTCGGGTGATGTAGTTGCACCTGCACGAAGAAGTCTAGCAGGAGTTCCTATTGCTTTTACTATAACTCCTATCTCTCTTGGATTAAAATCTTTCATTGCATCAGCTAATTCTTTACCAACATCCCAAACTTCAAACTTACCATTACGATATACTGTAACTGAAGAACCATCTGGTTTTACAAATGATTTTCTAAATACTTTAAAGTTTTCAATAGCAACATCACTTATCACAGATGGATCGTCTAAAATTTTTTCTAATTCTTTTCTTTCTATTTTTGTCTGTCTTGTTTCTATCTTTTTATTAATATCAGGAAATGAAGATTTATTTTTTTCTACAAAATCGAAAAATTTTATTAAAGCATTATTTCTTTCTGCAAGTTTTACAATTTTAAAAGTATTAGAATATATGGTTTCAATAGGATCAAAAACATCAAGAGCTTTATCACCCTTTACTCTTTTAAATGGATTTGCTGTTCCTCCATAAGGAGATGGCTTTTCTCCTGCAACAGTTTCCATAACTCTTGCAAATGGAACATAGCTTTTGTTCGCTTCAACCATTGCATCAAATGTTTTTTTATCAATTAATTTTAAATCTCTTGCATATTCAAGAAGTTGTTTATTGTAAATATCAATCTCTTTTGCAATAGGATCATATTTATCTTTTAATATTTTAATTGTTTCCTTAGCTGCTTTAGAATCAAATGGATGTTCAAAACCTCTTCTTTCATATTCTAAAGCTCTTCTTGCAATTAAATAAGCATTGAGTTCAGCATATTGTTTTTTAATACCTTTTTCATTTAATTTTTTTTTACCATCAAATTTCAATGGCTCTAAAATTTGTTTAAAAGATTTACCTTTATTTTCTAAATTAATTGTCTGAGTTGCTCTATCAATAAAAGTTCCTGCTCTATTTGTCATACCAACTAATATTCTAAACTGCTCATAAACATTTAATTGACCTTTAGTATTTTTTGTATTTTCTACTCTTCTAACCATTCTCAAAATGGGATGTAGTCTATCAATAAATAATCTTGTTAATGTGTCTCTTACATTCTGAACATCTTTTGGTTTTTCAAATTTAGTTTTAGATAATATTAATTTTACAGCTTCAGGAAATTCTAAACCCTCCAAAAATTTTTCATCAAGTTTTATTTTCTTTCCAGTAATTTCCTCTACTGTTCTTTTAATAGCTCTTGGTATTTCTATATTTTTACTTGCCAAATCTTGTTTTACAGATTTTTCTAATTTATAGTCAGCAGATAAATCAACAGCATCTCTGTTAGTTTTTTTTATTATATTAGGAACTTTTTTTGCTCCACTTTCTGCTAAACCAAATGCACTAAATAAAATTACAGAATCAATCAGTTGATCTTTACTTGGTAGTTCTCTCTCAATTATAGCACCTGATCCTTCAAAACCTGCAATCCTTCCAACTAATTTAGGTAAAAAATTATTACTTAGTGATCCAAGTTTTGCAGCAGCAGTAAGCTGTGTTCCTTCTTTTAGTCCTGCTTTAATTCCTTCATTTCTAAATATCTCCCAAAAATTATCCCAATTAGCCACTTGACCATTCTGCCTCATAGTCATGTATGTTTCTCTAATAGAACCAACAACAGTTCCTGATGCAAAAACACTAGCATTAGGTGAACGAGTTGCAAAACCTATTGGTATCCCAACTCCCATATATAAAGGTAAGTCTTTTGCTATTCTAGCAGCATTTGTAAGATTTCTTTCAAGAAATCCTGTATCTTGAAAATCAACATTAAAAAATTTTCCATCTTCTTTTGTTCCATCTATATTTGGAATACCATGAGCTTCTTGAATCAAATCTATAACACCTGAATTCCAACCAGCTTGTATTCTTGCAGATACATTGTCTAGTTTTTTACCAACGGCATCTTCAATTAAAGAATAATCATCAGGATTGTTTTTTTGTACTTCCTCTACTTCATCATAATCTAAAATTCTAGGTAGTCCTATATCTTCTTTGTAAATTTTTTGTATAGCTTTTTTATCAACAGGTTCAAATCCAAAATCTTTAGCTATTTCATCAGCAGAAAATCCACCTTCTTTTAATTGTTCTACTTTTTCTTGTTTCCAATTATCTATTTCTACTTGACTAAAACCACCTTGTTCTAGTTGCTCTACTTGAGTTTTTAAATCTGCCATTAGTTTTCACCAATTCTTTTAAGATACTCTGATGGAGTTTCATTTGGTAATCTTTTTAAATTTTCATCAATTTCTTTTTTTGGAATATTGTCCATCATATTTTTAAATATTTTATTTTTATCTGTTTGATATTGAATATAATCTTTACCAATATAATTTTTATTTTTATAATCTAATAACTCTAATGGTGACTTACCTTCCTCTATACCTTTATTATATAAAATATACATATCATCTTTAAATCTTTTTAAATCATTATTATAACTTTTAGGATCAAGAATTTTTATTACTTCTGTGCTTATTAAATTTTTTGTTTCATTTAAAAAACTTTGAAAAGGTGCAAATGTTTTTTTGAATAGCTCAGGATTTTGATTTTGTTGCAACAATATATTTTTATAATAATTTAGATCATCAAAATCTGTTTCACTTCCATATCTTTCAACTATTGATCTTGGTGTGTTTTCTCCCGGTAGAATAAATCTATCTGTAGCATTGTTAATTTTATCTGTAGCTATCAAAGCTGATATAGCGTTATTTGAATCGTAATCAGATATGATTGATATACCTTGCTCTGCATTATCAATAATTTTTGTATTTAAGTCTGTCATTTGAGTCTGAGCATCTAAATTTCCACTAAAGATATTTTGAATTACTTTTTGATCAATACCTGTTTTTACATCAGCATTATTAAGAGCTTTATCAAAATTTTCTGCTGTTGTAAGTTTTATAGCAGCGTCTGCTGCTTGAACTTCAAACAATAATTCATTTCTTTTTTCTCTAGCTTTTTTAATTGTAAATGTTCTAAATTCTTTTTTCTCTGTATCTGTTAAAGAATTGTAAATACTTTGTAAATTTTTATCACCAGCAAAATTACCTGATAGTGTTTCTGAAACTATTTGTTTTAAAGCATTTGGAGAAACATCTCCTAAACCAACTAATGATATTGCATTTGTAAGTGAAGAAAACTTTTGATCTTTTATTTGTAGATCAGCTTTTGTAGAAAGTTCAATAAGTGCATCTGATGAGAGATCATTGTAAACACCATCAAGTATTTGTTTTTTTAATAATGATGGATTATTTAATAACAATCTTTCAGCTATACCTGACGCAGCAAACTCTTTATATTTCTTTCTTACTTCTTCTTTTAACTGAGGTTGATCTTTGTAAAAATCATTTTGATCTATTCTTGTATCTATATCTTGAAAGGCAAGAGATAAACCAGTTCCATTTGGAAGTGCAGAATAAGCAATAACTTTTTGTGTTATAAAATCATTATCAATATCTGATGATTCTTTAAACTGTGCCTTTCTTGATTCTAATAAAGCATTAGCCTTCAACTGATTTGCAGATGAGTAAAATTTAGTTTTGAAAATTTGTTTTCCAAATCTACTTAAATTTTGTCCTTTTGTTGATGTTAAATAATCATAAAGATTATTAACACCAGAATCATAATTATTAGAAGCCTCTGAAGGTATAGGATTTTTTCCTGTTTCACTAGAGAGTGTAAGGAAACCTACTGGTCCATTTTCATTATCTTTATAAGAATCAGCTATTAACTTATCTACCTTGTTTTGTTCTTCTAATTTTTTTTCTTTTATATATTGTTGTGTTACAAAATCAGTTAATGGTTTTGTAGCTGTAAAAATATTTTGAGATGGACTAATTTGTAAATTAGTTTGAACACTAGAACCTTCAGATGTGATTGTTGATTCAGATTGAAATGTAGGTATCTTAGGCACTATATTCTCCCATACTTAATAAACTTTGTCCAGCAGAAGAAAGTATATTAATTTGTTGCATCCTTGAACTCATTTTAGCCATATCACCAGATATTCTTGCAAAATTTGCTTCTTCAAATTTTCTGAGTTTTCCAATATCTGTATTATATTTTCTAATATTTCTTTCAAGTTCAGCTTCATATAAATTTGAAAGTTGTATATTTCTAGCTGTTCCAGAAAATTCTGCACCTGATTTTAAAGTTCTTACTTTTTGACTTCCTTGTAATTTTCTAAAACTTTTATCAAATTGACCAAGTTCAAGAGCAAGTTTGTCATCTAATATTTTTGCTTCTTGTTCTTTTACTAAAGCATTTCTATTTGCTACATCTCTATTAAAATTACCGATAGCACCAGCTTGTTGAAAACCAGCTAAAGCTGTAGCTCCTACTACAAAAGGTGTTGCTGCTCCCATTAAAATATCCTCGCATATCTGTATTGGTCTGATCCATCAAATCCAAATTTTTTCATCAATCCCTCGTTTTCTAATCCAAGCCACTCTGCAAATCTTTGACCTTGTTGAAAGTCTTTTCTGATTGCAGTTTGTACTCTTACAATATTATTTTCTTTTGCAACTCTTGCAAAATCTTTTCTAATAGCTTTTGCTACACTCAATGGATAATCCCAAACATCTTGAGTTGCTATTACCCAACCTTCAGCTACTTGACCCCATATCATTTTCATACCAGCAGCAAAGATAGGTTTCTTACCAACCAAACCAGTAAAAGATAAATGATCTTGTTCTAAATTTTTAGCATTACCTTCTATATTTATGTAATGTTTGTCTGGTTCTAATACCTTATGATTCATTTGACAGGATAATATAAACTGTCCATGCTCCGCAGTATAAGGCACTATATGTAGTAGTTTATCCATCATTTGTCACTAATCTTGGGTATAACGATAAAATGGTCAAAGGTAAAGGTTGAGTTTGCCTTACAAATATAAAACCATCTGTATCGTAGTTTCCTCTAAATTCAACTTCTTTATCACCTGTAAATGGTGCAATACCTTGATCCATAGGATTTGCAGAAGTTCTAAATGGTATTCTTTCCATGTTGTTTAAGTCTGGTCCGACTTCAACACCAACAGTTTCAAACAATCTAACAGTAACTTCATATATTCTTTTTGTTTTACCTTGTGATGTTCCATTCTGTGAACCTGCATCTATTCTCATAGTTTGTAATACAGAGTCAAATTTAAGACCTACTTTTACTTTCTTAGCTGCTCTATTCAAACTTATAGCACCCGAACTTACAACCTTTGTAGGGTGCGTTGCACCATCAGCTAATATAGAAACTGTTTGTCCTTCAAGGTGTGCAAGACCTGAAAGTGTTTCAACTACTTGATCTACTGTATCACCAGATGTATGTGCAGCAGCAGTAGTCGAGTTTTGACCTCTAGTACATCCTGTAAGATTGTTTGTTGATTTACCTGTGTAAGCTATGATCTCATTATTTATTTTTATTTTACCTGCACTATTGAAAGAACTTGCATCTGTTAAAGTTATAGTTGTTGCAGAATTTGAAATGTTACCATTCAATGTTGTTGTAAAACCATCAAAGTTTATTTGACTATCTAAAAAATTAAATGTTGTATTATCTGTTTCTGTAAAATCAAAAGTATTTAAAACTTCTACATATCTTTTTGTTGCACCATTGATTGTTCTTTTTACAATTACATAAGTTTCATACTCATCAGAATCTGTAGGAATGACAGCAACACTTTCACAAACAGCTTTACCAGTTCCAAAAGCACCACCAAATATATGTCTATGCCAAGCAACAACTTGTTGATCTCTTTGATAAGTTAATGCAACTAACTCACCATCACCTCTTACCGCATATATAATTGCAAGAGGCTCTTCTTGATATGCCATTTGTGTGATACCACCTTCAGTAATATGTTCTGCAAGGATAGTTAGATCAGGTGCAATATATCCATCAACATCAAAGTTATAAGCTAGTTCTCTTATTTTTCTTCTAGCTCTTTGTAAAAATAATGTAGCGTTACCTACAGGCACAGCATCTACATTTGCACCACCAAAGTTTGATTGTTTTTTAATTATAATATTAGTTGGCGTGATTGCATCGTTGTCTCCACCCCCATAAACAGCAAACTCACCACCTGCTGTACCAATAATTAAAGTTCTTGTTGGTGAAAGAAATCTTATAGCATTAACTTGGTTTGATGCGATGGTGTATACAATAGCATCATCATCTGCCACAGTTCCGCCAATATTCGCATCCATGTTTTCATAATCACCAGACTTTGAAAAGTAAATTGTTTGTGGATTGTTGAGTGTTGCAGCGAATACCAATCGTTGTTCAAAAAATGTTACGCAAGATGGAAAACCTGTTGTTGTTGAAAACGCACCTAAGTTCCAATCTGTAACTGCATTTGTATTTGCAAAGTTTGTAGATGTTGTTGCGGTAACAGATGTTGCTGATCCAAAGTTTGTAATCTTTGCAATCCCATCACCTATACGAACTAACCTTCCAACATCTGTAGAAACAAATGTACTTGCAGAAGCTGTTATAGTTACAGAGCCTGATGTACCAGATGGTTGTAAAGTTGTAGTTGATGAGTTGGTATCTAAGAATGGACCATTGGTAAAATCAACTTCTGTCAATGTCCAAGATGTATGACCTGTTCTTGATAGCTTTCTTGTTGCATGGCTCGGATGTGTTATATACATAACATCGGCAGATTGTGCGAACTTAATATCAAACAGTTGTGCAGTAAGATATGGTGTTGATATTTCTACTGGTGATGAACCAGCTCCACCTGAAAGCACCTGTCCTTTGTCTTTGTAAACTCTTATGTATTGATTGCCAAACTCTAGTATATAAGTTTGTACTGTAGAAAATTCAAAAGGTATCAATCTTGTAGAAGCAGATGATGTTTTTACTTCTGATATAAATTGTGTACCCGGTCTACGAGCTGCTGCTCCATGTGGGTAAATAACCATATTCTCAAGAGTTTTACATCCTGCTGGATATTTAGATAGATCATTACGACCATCTAATCTAGGTGATAACTCACCTGCTGTGAAGTTTGTAAGTTGTGCAGCTACCCTAGCCATTTATTAAAACCTTGAGTTTATAAATGTACCAGCATCAATGACATCTGTCATTCCATCTTCTTGAGTAGTATTATATCCCTCTGTTGAATCTACAAATCTAGCATCTCTTAGTTTGTCTTGATAAAGAGCTATCATGTTTTGTTGTGTAGTATTATTAGATGTAATGGCGTATGCTATATCTGCTGCCAAAGCTGCTGATATTGTTTCTCTTAATAATTCATCATATTGATTGGGGTCTGTAATTCTTGATATGTATAATATTTTCATTGAAGAATTATTTGATAATATTGATCTACCCTCTACCTTATGATCTGAATCATAATCTAATATTCTAAGTAATCTTAAACAATCACCGGGTAAATCATATTGAAAACTGTAACCCCATGCAGGAGTTGTTGTTGAAGATGAAAGCTCTACTCTTTTTTGTAAACAATTAAAAGGATGCGATCTGAATACTGCATCTCTTATCTGAGTATATCTAGCATTACATAGTCTTGCGTTCTTAGAATCTTCAGTAAGAGTTAATATTGTTGATGCTCCTAACTGATTTAACGCTGTGTTACAAATGTCAACTACTGATGCCATGTGTCCTTATAAAATAATTTTAAAAAAAAAGATAGGGGATTTCTCCCCTATCTTATCTAGTTATTAGTCAATAACATAAGTCATGTGCAACTGAATAGTTCCAGTACCATTAGCTCCTGCTAAAGTTACAGAAACTGGGATACCATCCTTATTCGCATTCACAACTGAGTTCTCACCTAAAGCTATTGTTGTTGCAACAGCAGCAGATGATGCAGATGCTGAAGAAGCAGCCGCTTTGAACTCATCAACATCAGCCGCAACAGTTGACTCTGAAGAGTCAAGATACTCATTGTGACCAACTGATAATGTAGTTGATGAACCTAGTGCATCATGTGCAAGTCTACCACTAAGGATTCTAGCTCCATTTGGTAAACTAAACATGTGTATTGTTGATTGCTCTGCACTCGCTTCGTATTCAGCAAAGGCTACTCTTACTCTACCAGCAAGTTCGTTAGTCTTTACCTTCTCAGAAGGAGTACTAGCAATTTTCGCTTGTTGAATTGAATTTGCCATAATTATTTATCTCCTTCTATTACGCTTCGTGTGCTTGAACTTCTACTACTTTTTCTTCTTCCATTCTAGTAGCACCGATTGACATACAGTAGTACACCTGTGTTGCGTAAGATTTGTCAGCTCTTTCGTCTATTCTAGCTTGAACATCTTTACCAACAGCTAATGCAATACCATCTTGTGCAAATGCGATACACTTCCTTTTAGAAGATGCAATAGATAGTCTGTTTGATACTATAAAGTTAAAACCTAAGAACGAGTTGATTTCACCATTAGCTAATGCTTTAACTGTGTTGAAATCAGAACTTGTTACTTCAGTTGTTCCTAATAGATCGGTTATCTGTCTTGGTGAAACCACGATAAATCTTGCGATTGATGGGTCTACACTTGCTAAGTCGAACTTTTCTTTTGCAGTTCTTAACTTCGCAATAGTTAAACCAGCAGTACCAGACTCAACGATTTTTTGTGTTGAAGGTAATACTGTTGATGTAGAACCAGTTTCGCCTGTGAACGCAGTTCCCAAAGCAGCCGATATTACTACATCATCCATAGCTCTACCCATTGCCATAGCAGCAGCTTGAGCATAAGATGAAGTCGGGTCTATCAAGAGTCTCACTTTATCTTGTTGATCTATTAAATCCGCAAATTCGTAATCCGCAAGAGATACTCTTCTTCTCGCATGTGGAGTGTCGATCTGTGGAGTGTCAGCATGTCTGCTAGTTTTTAAAACAGCAGTTACTTTTCCGACTTGATCGAAGAAAGCATTTTTACCGACAATAGATTCAAGACGAACTTTGTCTCTTAATAACGATCCCATTTGTTGAGACAACATTTGAATGTTAGCAGAATACTGCTGCACAAATGCTGTTGTTATTTGTGATGACATATTAGTCTCCCATTGTTATGTTAGTATTAAACAATCAGAGAAGTTATCCACCTTCGTAGGCATCTCTTGGATTTAGAGTCTTTTAGACTAGAGTCTATTCCTTCTTGTCAGCAAGGTTCTTACGAATTGTCTTACCTTTTATCCATTTATAATAATTTTCACAGATTGGCAAGGGGTCTTGTTTCTGAAATTCAGTACCAGTTTCTTTGACAATTCTTAAAATCTCAAGTCTTAACTCTTCATCATTAAGATGATCACTTGCTGCCATCTAACATTTCTCTCATGGTATATACTTGTTGAACAACTTTATCGTGATTAGGATGTGACTTGTTCCAATATGGACCATTCTTATCATTCATAATCTGATCTATTTCTGTTTGTATATCTTCAGATTTATCCATGTTTTCAGACTCTGTAGATAATATTTTATCTTCAGAAAGCATGTTAGCTATCTTTGCAAAACCTTTTATAACATCTACATTATCACCTAGTCTTGAACCATCAGATAGTTGTAGTTCTAAAACTTCTGGTGCTAGATTTGCATTAGCTAGTGACTTTGCTTTGTTGATGTTTGTATCATACTCTCTACCCCATTCTTGTCTCAAAAGTTGTTGAGCTTGAGCTTGAGTAGTTTCTGCATCTACTTTTGCCTGTTTGTCAGCAGCTTCCATATTATTTTTGTAAAAATTTAATATGCCATTTGCTTGTTCATTATTCAAACCTAGTTTGAAAGATTGTTCTTGAAAGTTTTTGATAGCTTGTTCATCAAGAGGAACAACATCAGATTTTGTATCTAATGTATATTTATCAAAAGATTCTGGTCTACCCATTTTAATATAGGCTTCTTCCCATTGATCTTCTGTAAAATTTTTATTAGGCACAATCATTTTATCTTGTCCAATCATTCTAGTTGCATTGATGTATGACTTTGCAAGTGCATCAATCTCTGTAAACTTTTCAATGTTTGGGTCGTTTCTATAGACTTCACTTATAGATTCTTTCCAAGTTGATTGTGTTGGTTGTGGTGCAGGGGTGTCTGTTTTTGCAACAGTTGCTTGTGTTGCTTGTGGTTGTGCCTCTGTAGTTGTCTGCTCTACAGGCACAGTTTCCTGTGTTATCTGTTCGTTTGACATTTTATTTATCCTTTGTTTGCAGCATTTGTTTTATAAATAGAAGAACGCTGCGTTGTCCTTCCATATATGCACTCTCATGGCTATCACCTTTTATGTTAGTTGTAGTTAGAAAGTGACATCTTTTTTCAAGATCAGCCAAGACTCTTTTGCCTTCGTCTGAATTGAATACTGTTTTGAAATCGTTTTGTAGTTGTTTTAAATATCTTTCTAGTTCTTTTGCTTCCATATTATTCTGCATTAGCTACAGCTTGTGCCTCTTCAGGTAAAGCCTTTGCCAATGGAGCTATGTCTCCTCCCGCTTTTGCGACTTGTTGTAGTTGTTGCATTTGTTCCATTTGTTGTGCTTGTTGTGCTTGTGCTTCTCTTTCAGCATTTACTTGTGATTGTAGTTTCAATACTTTCTGCGGTACACCAACTAAGTCTGCAACATGCTTGACCAACGCATCAAAGTTTATGTAATCAAATACAGGAGCAACATTAGCAAGTGATCCTAATATTTCTATTGCTCTTGTAATAGATGAAAGCTCTGTAGATTTTTGTGCTTTTGCAAGTGGTGATACATATTCAATCTCAATGTCTTGACCTGATAAAAATTCAGGAGCTTGTGCAAACTGATTGTTTCTAAGTAGTATTGCAAAAGTTCTGTCGATCAAAGGTTTGAGTAACTCTGATTGTAATCTACCCAATACTGGTCCTAACAATCTCATCTTCTCTTCGTTTCTTTGTATAACTTCTGTTGCTGTCATTTGTGGTCCTTGTTGCAACATCAACTGATTTACATAAAACACTTCTCTAATACTATCTCTTCTTTGTTGTTCCATGTTCAAACCAAGTGGATTGTTTGCACCAATATTTAGTGGTTCTATTCTATCTCTAGTTCCTGATCTGTAAAAATTTAGTCCACCCGGTACAGTTCTAACTGGTAATAAGAAACCATCATCAGGCACAAGTAATGGTGGGTCTACTTGTTTTTGTGCAGCTTTGATAGTTGTCTTTGACATTTCATTTAACATCTTAACATCTGGTAGTGCTGTCATTGCAGGTGATCTGCCATATATTTCATGTGATGCTTTTAAGTATCTTGGTACAACAAAAGGAAACTCTTGAAAGCCAGATACTGATAGTTCGTTTCCATTTTTGTATTCCATGTAAACAGATTCAAAAGGCATGTTGCTTGAATCTTTTTTTGTAGGATCAAAATCATTTCTTGGATATACAGCATGAAGTATATCTATCTCTTCGTATGGGTCTTTGTTTACTAAATTATTTACTTCTTCTGATATAGAATTACCAAACTGTTGAGCCGCAGCTCTTACTGTTATTTTAAATTTTCTGTAAACTGTATCTATTCTACCTTTGTCATTTTCTGTAATATATATTTCGTTTATGTGTCTTGTAGAAAATTTTAATAAATCTTCTGTATCTTCTTCTATAAACATTGCTGCTGTGCCGAATGTAATTAGATCGTGATACAATTCAAATATTTCTTGTTGAAAGTTTGATCTATTGAAAGCTGTATACATAGTTTCAGTTACACCTTCTAACCAAAGTTTTGCTTCATCATCTGCATCTAAACCTGCATCCTTGTATCTTAGTGTGAACCAAGTAGTAGAAGGGTTAGTCAACATTCCATGTAAAGATGCAGCTAACAATTCTACCGCTTGTAGTGGAGAGGAATCAAAAATTCTTTCTGTTCGCTTGTCACCTCTTGATCTTGTTTTTGTGACATCAGCTTTTCTTGGCATCATAAAATCGGCAACCTCTTGCCAATGCGTTTCCCAATTTTGTCGACCTGTTTTGAGTCGATCAAAACGAGACATGATGCTTTTAGTTAAATCTGTTTTTGCCATTAGACTCCTAGCAATGTTGGTTTACTAAGTGTAAAGTTACCTGCGTTCCTTGTGAGGATAGTCATTCTTCTACCTCTTCGTTTTGTTTTTCTTGCATCGTAAGTTGTATCTGTAGATGAAGATTGTGAAACTTCAGCTTCTGTTGGAGCTTCAAC